AGTTTAACCGGAAGATACACGTTAAGACGTCGCTTTCGGTTCTCGACAGCGGTATTTACCTGTGTTGGGACTTCGGGCTCAACCCGACGTGCCTAATATCGCAAATCACACCGATGAGTAACTGGCTTTTCCACGAAGCCTACGTTGGCGACGGCGATGTGGGCACCTACGAGCTAATCCAAGACGTAATCAAGGGAAGGATCGAAGATCGCTTCAAGGGGCTGCCTATTTCCCACTACGGCGACCCGATGGGGAAGATGCGCGAGCAGTCGTCCGCGGAGAATACAGCAGTACGTGTAATCAAGACTGAGTTAGGCGGTCGCTACTACCCTGGCCCCGCCACCTGGCAGCCTCGCCGCGATGCCTCGCGCCGGGTGCTCGGCCTGCTCCGAAACGGCGAGGGCCTGATCCAGATTGACGAGAAGCGCGCGAAACCCTTATGGCACGCGCTCCGCGGGGGCTGGCACTACCAGCGACACGCCAACGGCACAATCTCCGTGCAGCCCAAAAAAGATATCCACTCCCACCCTGGCGACGCTTTCTCTTACGGCGCCTCCTTGCTGTTCCCCACCGGCGAGCGAAAGGCGCGCGGAATCGGTGGCGGGATTTCTATTCGACAACCAGTATATTTCCGCAGAGCAAGAGGAGGGCACCCCCCACCGCTTCCCGGCCCCTTAGAGCAGTTCGATCCGGTATCGCCCAGCAGCGTTCCCGAACATGGAGAGGCATTTTCCTCGAGGGGTGACAGATGAGCGCAGCAAGCCCGACGCTACCGGCCGGTGGAAACGAGACTGATTACCCGCAAAGCGAGGCGGAGATCAAGACCGGCAAGCGCACCAAAAAGAAGAAAGGGATGCTCCCGACCGCGGACCTCCTGATTCTGCTCAGGGGCTACTACTCGCGCGGCAAGGAAGGCCGCGAGAGCGGGACCGACCCGCGAGACGCGAATTGGAAGGCCAACCAGGACGCCTACTGGAGCCGGCAGGACACGTCGAAAAAGGCCGAATGGCAAGCCGCCGAGCAGATGCCCGAGGTGGCGAATTTCGTCGATCGCCACACCGCCGCGCTCCGCATGGCGCTCCTCTCTCAACCGAATTGGTTTGAGATCCAAGACCCCACGGAGCCCACCGGCGAGCGAAACAAGATGATGCAGAAATTCGTCAAGATCCACCTTGACCATTGCACCACGAACGCCAGCGGCCAGCGCATCGGATTCGACGCCACGTTTGCCAGCGCGGTCAAGAGCGGCTCGATGACGGTCCTCGCGGCCTCCGTGACGTTCGATCCGGTGTCCGGTTTCGTCAACGTCGATCCCGTCAACCCCTTCGAGCTGTTCTACGACCCCACGGGCCGCGGGCTCTACCGAATCCGCCGGACGGAAATTGACTTCTGGCAGCTCGAAAAGATGAAGGACGCGAAGGACTCGGCCGGCAAGCCGCTCTACCACAACGACGCGATCGACCGGCTACAGAGTTTCGTGGACGGCGAAGCCAAGACCGACCGCGAGCGGCAGAGCGGCGGGAGCGAAGAGGGCGAGGGCGGGAGCCGCCGCAAGCCCGTCACGCTCGACGAGTACCTCTGCGCGATCATCGGGCTCGATGGGAAGATCATCGCAGAGAACCAACTCGTCGTTGTCGCCAACGAGCGCGAGATCATCCGAGGGCCCGAGGATAACCCCAACTGGCACGGGAAAGATTGGATCGTGATGACCCCGACCGTGGACGTGCCTTTTTCGGTTTACGGCCGGACGTTCCTCGAGAATTTCAGGATGCTCGCGGCCACCTTCACGGAAACCACGAACCTGATACTCGATGGAATGTTTGCCGCCGCGATCCCGGCGCACATGGTTTGGGAGGACGCCCTAGCCGACGCGAGCCAGATCGCCGGTGGCGTGTATCCGGGGATCACCGTCACGGCCGATGCGGACTGGCCGGCAGGGAAAAAGTTTGTCGAGTTGATCGAGATGGGCGGAGTCACAGCGGACGCTATCCGGGTGTGGGAGTCGCTCAAGGCGGAGCTGCGAGAGGGCGCCAGCGCCAACGAGCTATCGCTCGGCCAGGTGCCGCCGAAAGGCGATATCACGGCAACGGAGATCAACGCCAGCTCCCGCGGCTCCACGGTGTTGCAGATGGGGCTGGCGAAGGATATCGACACCCGCTGGCTGTCTCCGATCCTCGAGCTGGTGATGATGACCGGGCTCCAGCACTTCGACCCGGAGAAGAACCCCCAACTGGCGAACGAGTTGGGCAAGGACATGAGCACCATGCTCGCCGGCCACCGTCGGGAGTTTGCCGATATTCAGTACAAGTACGTGGCGAAGGGCCTCACGGCGGCAATGGAGCGCGGACAGAAGGTGCAAGCCTTGACCGGGGCGCTCCAGGTGATCGGCGGTAACGAGGTGCTCGCGGCGGCCTTCCAGCAGGAATACTCGCTCTCGAAGCTGATCGGAGAGCTCCTGAGCGGGTTCGACGTGGATATCTCGACGCTGAAGAAGTCGGACCAGGAGAAGCGGGTAGACAAGCAGAAGCAGGACGCGGCGAAGGCAGCCGCGGCCGAAGGCGCTGCCGGCGGCGGTCCCGGTGGCGCAACAGGGGCGGGCGCGCGCGGCGGTGCCCCGATCCCGAGGCAACCAAAAATATGACCACGACAAATCCGGTTTCCGTAGACCAACACGCGGCGTTGCTGGAGCAGTCCCAGCGTGGCGCAACGGCGGCTCATTTGTTGGAGTTCCACGAAAAGGAAGTGCTCCCCGAGCAAGAGAAGTCGATCAGAAAGCGCATCTTCGCGTTGATCGACGACTCCAACGTCGCGCTCGAGCCCGACATCGCGGTGCAAGCGTGGATCGAATTGCGCGCGGCGTACAAGCTCACGCAGCGGCTCGGTAAGCTAAAACGGCGGGGAGAAGTAGCCAATCTCTCCCTAGCGGACTCCCCGATAGAACCAACTAGCAATCAGTAACTTACAGCGCCTCCGGTACACTCATTTCCGCACCGTCGTTGACGTGCAGCATTTTGTTGCGGTAACAGAGCGCCAATGGCAGCGCCGCACTTTCCTGACATCGGAACGATAGGCGAGACGCCTCCCGGCCAAGCGCCCGGCGAGTCGCTTGCCGACGTTCAGAGCGAGCGCGACAAGGCGATCGGTCGCGCCGATGCCGCTGAGAGGGCCCTCGAGCAACGCGCCGCGCCGCCCCCGCCCCCGGCGATGGCGGACCTGGGCCCACCCGAAGCCGGCGAGATGCCCGACGCCGCCACGGAGCCCGAGGGTTTCCAGAAGTGGCTCGGCGTGCGAGAGGCGCGAACTGCGTGGGAAAGCAAGCGCTACGTCGATGGCGTCAAGAGCACCGCCGACAACGAGAACCGCTCCGACCGCATCATCGACGACTACATGGCGGCGCACCCGAAATACCGCAATCTCCGCGAACACGTTTTCCGGGCGTTCAAGCAAGTCTGCGTGGAGCAACGCCTCACCACACTACCCGATGACACCACCGCGCTCGACAAAGCGGTGGACACGAAGATGACCGCGATGGTGAAAGAGGCCGCCGCGGCTGTTGACGATCTCCCTACCGGAGATCCCAAGACGTCAAAAGACGAGACTCCCCCAGGACGTACCGAAGGACTATCGGCGGGAAGCAAGGGCGCTTCCACTCCGAGCCCGACCCCGAAAGAAGAGGATGGCGTGGAGATCAAGTCCATGTTCGACGTGATTCGGGACAACCAGGCAAAGTCCGGCCTTTTCTAAAAGGAGTCTCAAATGTCGTGGCTATTCGACGCGAAGTCTGGCGTATACAAGAATCACGCACTCAGCTCGCAGATTCGAGAGCAGGCAGCCGCTGACGCTCAATTCGCGCAATTCCTCGAGCCGGAGCAGGGCTACGGCAAGGGCAAGGGCGCCTCAGTCACGATCACCCGAGTCCTCCAGCTCCCGCTCGCCGGGCGAGTCAATGAGCTGGACAACCTCCCGACAGGCCGCGCCGCGGTCCAGGTCGTGCAGCAGGCCGTGTCCGAGTGGGGATTCGCGGTCGAGCTGACCTCCTTCGAGGAGGACTTGACCCACTTCGATATCCGCAACAAGCAGCAGCGAATGTTGCGGGACCAGATCAAGCTCACGATGGACGTGATGTGCGCCGACGCGCTCAAGACCACGCCCATCCTCGCCATCGCGGAGACAGCCAACGCCATCACGATCGAGACGGACGGCACCGCGAGCGCGACAGCGGCGAGCAATCTCACCATTGCTCACCTCCGCGGGATGCACGACTACATGAGGCAAACCCTCAAGTGCCCGAAATTACGCAACGGCAGGTACATCGGGATCGTCTCGACTCGCGCCGCGCGCGGGATCAAGAACGACGCCGAGTACAAGGACTGGCAGGCGCCGACCGGATCAGGCCCCCTGATGGACGGGGTGCTTCGGGACGTGGAGGGCTTCTTGCTGTGCGAGACGAATCACGACTTCGCGCTCGACGACACGGTGGGGACCTCCGGTGTTTGCGGCGAGGCCGTGTTCTTCGGCGCCGATGCCGGGTTCTTCGCCACGGTGGAGGATCCCGAGCTTCGCGCCGGTCTGACGACCGACCTCGGCCGGAAGCGACAGATCGGATGGGTCGGCACGATCGAAGCCGGCTTGACGTGGGAAGTGGCAGCCACCGCGCGGTGCATCTACTTGACGAGCGCGTAAACAAGCACCTGAGATCAACCCTGCGGGGTTGGGAGGAGCGAGCAAATGCGAGTAGGTGACAATCTTGCGGTTCAGGGTGCGGTTCACGACGCCTCTTCGGCGGCGGCGTGCCTTACTTTCTGGCCCGATACGCCGGTCAGAGTTCTCCGATGGGGCCTTATCTGCACGGTTGTCTGGGTCGGCGACGGGATCGTAACTCTCACCCATTCGCCCTACATCGCGGCCGGCACTACCACGCCCGACGCGACAGCGGGAACTACGGGTACGGGAACCGTCACAACCTCCGTGGCTGGCATTATTCATTACGTCGAGCCGACCACAGAAGTTCTGTGCAAGCCAGCCGACTCGCTGATAATGACCGTCACGAACGCCTGGACTTCTGGCAATTTCGTCCCGTTCATCCAGTACCAGAAGCTCAACTGGGACGATACGGGCGTAAACGCCCAATTCGCCGATGCGACGCCGACCTTCGGCAAGCTGGTTGACGTAAGCACCTGAGATCAGCCCTTGAGGGGCTGGGAGGAGCAAGGAAATGCGCGTAGGTGATAATCTATCGGTCATAGGGGCGACGCATGATGGCACTTCGGCGGCGGCAGCGCTCACGTTCTGGCCGGACGCGCCAGTTCGCGTCGTCCGGTGGGGAATCATCTGTCATGTGGATCTGACGGGCGTTGGCGGCACCGCCTCGCTCTACCCCGACCCCTACATCGCAGCCGGGACCACCACGCAGGACACGACGGCCGGGACTACGACCTTGACGGGGGCAGCGTGCGAGGCTGGCGTAATCCAATACGTCGAGCCGACCACGGACGTTCTCTGCAAGGCCGGCGATACGCTCAGCGTCGTGGTAACTGGCGCTTTCGACGCTGGCGACCTTTTCGCCTTCATCCAGTACCAGCGGTTGAACTGGGACGATACGGGCGAGAACGCTCAATTCGCCGACGCAACGCCGACCTACGGCAAGCTCGTGGACGTGAGCACCACAGCCTGACCGCGAGGCGGATAGGAGGAGCACAGCATGTCGCTCTATCAATCGCTCGCGGTCATCGCGGAGCAAAACGGCATCCGGTTCGCCTGCGGTACGTTCATCCCGGACACCGAGGATGAAGATGTCGTTACGGGGCTTTCCACCGTCCTGTATGGCGGCGTGAGCCTGCGGGGAACCCCGACGCTCCTCCACACCCAGTCGTCGGCGGTGCCGTCCTCGACAGAAGGGAACCTCCAGATCCTTTCGTTCGCGCCAGCCGCAGACGACGACGCCACGCCCGGCGTTTCGACCACAGAGGTCGCAGTAAACTGGTGGGCGGTAGGGACATAGGGGGCACTCGTGGCGCTACATCAATCGATGGGGGTGGTGGGCGCTCTGGTTGGAAAGGCGTTCGTTTGCGGCACCCGCACAACCGGCGTTGTCACCAACTTTGCGACGGGGCTCAGCTCTGTGGATTTCTGCGGCGTGAGCCTGGCCGCAGTACCTACGATCGATCACAGCTTTGCGACGATTTCAACTCTGGGTTCCACCGAGGGGACCGTCAGGGTTAGTAACTGGAAGCCGACAGGCACCACGAATCCGACGCCAACCGCGATTACAGGCCCCGATGCCGTGGCTATCACTTGGTGGGCGGTCGGGGACCGATAAGAGGGGATCGTATGGGCAAGGGCGAAATCAACCCGGATTTGGGGCTCATCTGCCGGCCCATGAGGCACGGCGGCCCGCTTATCATCATGGTCAAGAGCAAGCCGGGCGTCTACTTCGACGCGGCCGGCGAGGTTGCCACAGACGAGATGGCGGCATTGGCCCGTTTCGACGTGGAGGGCGACCGGCTCATCCAGAGCAAGGAGTTGGCGAAGGCCGCGGCTCTGGCGAAGATCGAAAAGCAGTTCGCCGCGGACTCGAAGGATCTCGACGGCATGACGCGCGATGAGATGGTCGAAGCGGGCTTGGTCGAAGAGGCCCCGCCGGCGACCGCCGAAACCACAAAGGCCGGGGTTCTCGTGAAAACGTCCACCGGAGAGCCGCGCGCCGTCCGGCTCGTAGACGGTGGCCCCGTCCGGGTCATGGAGTACGAGGGCCAGGAGAGATCGTGGAAGGTTTTTGACCGCGACTCCGGCCATATTTTCGGAGACGGGCTCGAAAGAGTTGACGCCTCGGAGCTTTTGGTCGAGCAGCCCTGAGAACGGCGAACGGAGGGCGTCGCAGAGATAGCAGGGGCGGGCGCTAGAAGCGCCACCCGCTGATACAGGGGGCGTGCCCGCGGCAAGCGGTCGCGTCCTTTTTGGTAAGAGGGGTTCAGATGGCAGCTACGACGATGACGATACTCGCAAAGATCCGAAAAAACGTCGTTTCGTTGCCGGCCGACACGGAGGAGGAGCTCGTTGGGTGGATCAACGAGGCCCAGCAAGAAGCCGAGACGTACTCATGGAAGGGGCTCGACTACGAGAAGGTAATCGATACGGTCGCCGGCACCCGGATCCTCACCGCCGTCCCTGACGACTGGCAGCTCCCAGTGGGCGAGCCGTACTACCTCACGGGCGACGGGAAGAGCGTGGGGATGGAGTGGATCCCCTCCCGCCGTGACGCCTCCAGGGACTACAGCGCGGACACCGCCACCTCCGCGCGCTCGTCGCCGAAAGGGCTACTCGAGCTGCCCGGCACGGCAAACGTCAACGACCTCCACATCTACCCGTACCCGGATGCCGGCAACACGACCGGCGATTTCAGCACCGCGGGCGAGTACGAGATCCACATTCCCTATCACGCGATCGATACGGTGCTGGACGACGGCTCGAATCAAACCAACTTCTTCACCGCCGACGTGAATCTGGCGCTCTACCTCACGGACTACGCCTCCGGCCAAGCGCTCCTGTTCAACAGCGATTTCGACAAGGCCAACACGTATCTCCTGAAGGCGCAGGGGCACAAGCTCCGCGCGAAGCGCCTGGACAAGCACAGTAAATTCCAGAACGTCAAATGGACGCCGCGACGCGACGTATACGCGAGCCGGCGGCAAGCGAGGGCCGTCTGATGGCGTTTGATTACGACGAACTCAACCCCACCGGGGCGTCCTTTATCGCCAACTTCCCTCAAAACGAGCAGGATTTCCGCGGGGTGGTACGCGACAGCGCGAGCATCGATCACTGGGCCGAGGAGGGCCCGACGACTCCAGGGCAAGACGGTATGCACAAGAAGGTGAGCCTGCCGCCGCTCGCCACGAAGCCGACCACAGGGACCGATGAGGGGTTTGTCTACACAAAGGACGTTGACGGGCTCACGGAGCTTTTCTACGAGAACGAGGACGCCGACGAGGTGCAGCTAACGAGCGCCAACTCCGCCTCGCCCGACAAGGTGGCGATTGCCGGCGACACGATGACCGGGCCGCTCGTTATGGAAGCCGCGGACCTCACCGTGAACGACGCTGACATTCTGCTGACCGGAACGGCGTTGATGAAGTTGATGAACACCCTCGCCATTCAAGGCCAGGACTTCGCCGAGGCCAACTGGCGCAACCTGATCGGGGTTGACGGCTCGGACGTGTGCGACGTTGGCGACCAGAGCCTCGACGGCGGCGTGCGGCTCAATGCCGATTCGGAAGATTCGGCCGTGGTCGGCTACAACGCGAGCGACAAGAAAATCTGGCACGCCGGCCACTTCGCCAACGCGCCGTTGTTCACGCAGGTATGGGAAAGCGACCCAATCGTTTTCGTTACCGGGGCCTCCCGCACAGAGGGCATCGAACCTCACGGGCTAGGCTCTCAGCCTGGGGCGTGGTCCGCCACGCTGCGGTGCATCAGCGCCAATCTCAATTATGGAATCGGCGCAGAGATCCCTTTGAGCATGGGCCACAGTGAAGGCGGGGCGGGAGGTAGATGGATATTCCAGATAATCATTCTCGACGCAGAAAACTTCGGCTGGTTTGCCCCTGAAAGCGCAATCGCAATCAAGAATAACGACGCAAGCGGAGACAACGCCCTAATCGACGAAACGAAATGGCGCCTAATCATCTATGCGTGGTACTAACCGATGGCAGCACCGCTACAGCTACCCAGAACGAATGACAACCGGGAGGCCATGCGCCGTCCGACTCTGGGGGTGTACCTCGATCGGCCACAGCTCGATATAGACCCGCGCGGCATGATGGATTGTCTGAATGTCCGTATCAAGGGCAAGCGCGTTGTCTCAGACGGCATGGGCTACGAGAAGTTTCCGCAGCTCGCCACGAGCACGATCAATCTCGACGCCGAGCAGGTGCTCCTTATCGACCAGTACCGCTCCCGAGCGGGCGCCACAACTTCGATCTTCTGCAACCGCTACGACATTTTCCGCTTCAACCCAGGAGCCGAGACTGTCACCTACATGACCCCGATCTACACCGCCGGCACCGCCTCAGCGACAGGCGGAGACAGCGAGGTGGACGGTGTAGACACTTTCTGGGATACCGCCAAGGTGACGAGCCCGATCACGGGCGGCTACGGGAACAACGTCCGGGCGGGCGACGAGATCCATTTCGGGGCTAACGACCAGAACGACCCGGCCGCA